CGGGCTCACTACACAGAGTTCAAAGAAGAAGACGAAGATCGCACCCTTGAGTTCCCCTTCGCTTCAGAAGAGCCAGTCAACCGTGTCTATGGCATGGAAGTTCTGAATATGACTTCTGAGGCGATGGACATGAGCCGTCTTAATGACGGCGCGCCACTGCTCTTCAATCACGACCCTGATCGAATCATTGGTGTTGTCCAGCGTGCGTACATCAAAGACAAAAGAGCGTACGCAAAGGTCAAGCTCGCTAACAACGAGCTTGGTCGCGAGATGCAGGACCTAATTAGGGATGGCATCGTTCGCAACGTTAGTTTTGGCTACAGAATTAACGACATGGAGGAGGATCGGTCGACCACACCTGTGACGTACCGAGCCACCTCTTTCCAGCCTTACGAGGTCAGCATGGTTTCAATCCCTGCAGACAACGTAGGTGCTGGAATTGGCCGTTCCCTCGCTTCTAGTGAGGAGACGGTCGCGGTCTCAGCCGCACCAAGTAAACCTGAACCTTCCGTCATGGAAACTACCCCCAACGTGGAGGCTATCCGCGCTGAGGCCGTTGAGGCCAAGGCCAAGGAAGCCGCTGAAATGTTTGCCCTCGGCAAGCGTCATAACGCAGAGGAACTTGCCTCTGAATTCCTCATCAACTCTCGTTCAATCGACGAGCTGCGCACCGCAATCTTGGAGCGCAAAGCCGTCACCGAGAAGCCTGTCGCTCAAGCTAGCGATGAGATCGGCCTGACCCAGAAGGAAGCTCGTAGCTTCTCCTTCATGCGTGCCATTAACTATCTGGCAAACCCAGGCGATCGTGGCGCTCGTGAAGCTGCTGCTTTTGAGATTGAAGCCTCTGAAGCACAAGCTGCCAAGCTCGGTCGCGCCTCTCGCGGTATCACCATCCCCACGGATGTGATGAAGCGGGATTTGAACGTTGGTACTGCTACCGCTGGTGGCAACCTCGTTGAGACCGAACTCGATGCCGCCAACTTCATTGATCTGCTGCGGAACGCTTCCGCTCTGGATCAAGCTGGCGCAACCGTGCTGACTGGCCTTTCTGGCAACGTCAACATCCCCCGTCAGTCTGGTGCTGCTACCGCTTACTGGGTTGCTGAATCTGGCTCACCCACCGAGTCCCAGCAGACCATTGATCAGGTCGCTCTGACTCCTAAGACCTGCGGTGCTTTCACCGACTTCAGCCGTCGCCTGATGATCCAGTCCTCCATCGACGTGGAGAACATGGTTCGCACCGACCTCGCTCGTGTGCTGGCTCTGGAGATCGATCGCGTCGGTCTGTATGGCTCTGGTTCTTCTAACCAGCCTCTGGGCCTGAAGGACACCACTGGTGTTCTGACTGAGGACTTCTCTGCTAACACCCCAACCTTCGCCGAGGTTGTGGCTCTGGAAAGCGATGTCGCTGGTGCTAACGCACTGCTGGGTTCACCTGTTTATCTGATGAACTCCGCCATGGCTGGCGGCCTGAAGACTGCTACCAAGGACTCTGGCTCTGGTCAGTTCGTCCTGCAGGGTGGTGAAGTCAACGGCTACCGCGCTGTGATCTCCAACCAAGTTGAGAGCAACGATCTCTGGTTCGGTAACTTCTCCGACCTGATCATTGCCTACTTCTCTGGTCTTGATCTGATGGTTGATCCTTACACTGGCAGCACCTCTGGCACCGTCCGAGTGGTTGCTCTGCAGGATGTTGACATCGCTGCTCGCCACGGCGCGAGCTTCTCACGCGGCAACAACAGCCTCTGATCATGAAGATCGAGATCCGTAAACAGGTAACGCTGTCGGGTCAAGTAGTCCGTATTGGGGAGGTCGTTGAGGCTTCCCCTGCGGATGCACAAATCCTTATCGGACAGGCTGCGGCCATTGTCTATAAGGAACCCGCACCCGAACCTGAGGCGGCACCCGTGCAGTGCCCTATGCCCAAGGCTGAGGCAAAACCCAAAGCAACTTCCCGCAGGAGAACCAAACCATGACTGTCCAAAATTTGGGCACTAAAACCACCCTCTTGTCTCTTTCGGCAAGTGATGTGGTTACCGCAAGTGCCAACCGCACTGGTGTTGACCTCGTTGACTACGAAGG